TTTACGACAGATTCGACCGAGCGAAGCATGTCATTGAGACGGCCCCGGTCAACTTGGACAATGAGCCACGCCACTGGGGTTGCGATTTCAATATTGGTAATTGCAACGCTATTTGTGGTGTACGCCTGGGCAATTCATTTCTCCTAATCGACGAAGTGAAAGCCCATGACACCGATTCAATGGCAAAAGCCATTAAAGAAAAATCAGCTCACTTACAAGTTCCTGTATATGTGTACCCTGACTCATCAGGCGCAAACCGCAGCACTAATGCCGCGAGAACAGACATCGAGCTGTTGCAGATGGCCAACCTCACTGTCGTAGCAGGTAAAAGCAACCCACTTATCAGAGATAGAGTGGCAGCGCTGCAGGCGCTGCTAGTGAACGGCAAAGGCGAAGTCCGTTTACAGATACTCGCCAAGTGCGAAAAAATGATCGAGTGCTTAGAGCTGCAGGGTTATTCAGAGCGCAATCCTGAGCAGCCTGATAAGGAGGGGGGCTACGACCATCTCACTGACAGCTTGGGTTACGTGGTTTGGGCTCTATACAACCCGCTACACATCCGGGCTGGGCGTGGGACTGGAATAAGAGTATATTGATTGCAGAACCGGCTATGGCTTGCGGGCTGCCGGGTCAAAGTCGCAATAGATCGGGGCAGGTAACTGCCCCTTTCTTGTGTCTGCAGATCTCTCGATTAATATCAAATTATTGGAAGGGGCTTAGCCGTGTATTCATCTGGGATTGGTGGCGCTAAGCGTGTTGGCAGCGTCAGCACTGTGGATTCGCCAAACCAGGCGTACATGAGCATGGCTGACCATTGGAGCCTTCTTGAAGTCCTGTTAACGGGCACCTACGGCCTGCGTAAGGGCCACAGAAAATTTCTTCCGCAATACCCACGCGAAGATGATCTTTCATATGACGGTCGTCTAAAAATTAGCTGTCTTAGCCCTTTTTACGCTCGCATTGAAAAAATGTTGGCGGGCATGTTGACTCGCAAGCCGGTCAGATTGACGGACGTAAGTGACACGATCACAGAGCAGCTGTTTGACGCAGATTTGCAGGGAAACGACATCACGCAGTTCCTCTATGAGGCAACAAGAATTTGCCTGCGTTATGGGCACGTCGGTGTTCTGGTCGATGCTGCGTCTGATGGCAGCGGTAGGCCGTACTACGTTCGCTATACCCCAAGAGATATTTTAGGCTGGCGCAGTGAAATTATTGATGGCGCACAGAAGCTGACCCAACTGCGCTTATTTGAAACGATTACTGAGCCCGATGGTAAATACGGGGAGAAGGTTATTGAGCAGGTCCGAGTCCTGACCCCCGGTGCTTACGAGATACACCGCAAGGAACAGGACGGTGAATTCAAGCTGTTTGACGAGGGCACAACCACTGTCAAAGAAATTCCGTTTGCGGTGGCATATTCCAACCGCTTTGGCGTGCTTGAGTCGCGGCCGCCAATGAATGACATTGCAGAGCTAAACCTTAAGCACTATCAGGCAAGCTCTGATCTCAGCAACCAGTTGAGAATTTCAGCGGTTCCTTTCTTGGCCATTTACGGGATGCCACCAAGCGCGGAAGAGATAACGGCTGGCCCATCGGAGGCCATGAGTCTGCCTACTGATTCACGAGTTGAATTTGTTGAGCCATCTGGCAACAGTTACGAGGCGCAGTTCAAGCACCTGGACCGGATCGCGGAAGAAATCAACACGCTGGCGTTGGCCAGTGTCCTGGGCCAAAAGCTTTCAGCAGAAACAGCTGAGTCGAAACGCATTGACCGCAGCCAGGGCGACAGCACCATGATGCTGATCGCGATGCAAATGCAGGATCTTTTAGATAACTGTTTGCGTTTTCATGCCGAGTATTTGAACGAAAGCCAGCCAGGCACGGCTTACGTCAATCGTGACTTTATGGGTCAACGTTTGCAGCCCCAAGAAATACAAGCATTGCTGCAGCTTTACACTGCCGGAACTATCACCCAGAAAACCTTGCTTGAAGAACTCAGCAAGGGAGAGGTGCTTGATGATCTGGATGTTGAAGAAGAGCTTGAGGCGCTTGAAATGGGCGGTCTATCAGGCACGCAGGAGCCTGAACCAGAGGAGGAACAAGAGCCTGAAGAAGAGGATGAAGATACGCTGCCAGAAGAGGATGAGGACGTAGAAGATGTGGCGGAATAAGCCGGAGCGCCGAGAGCGAAACCTTTTTGTCTTTCAGGGCAGTTGCGTGGGTCCACATTTTGGGATTGTGAGAACTACTTGGTACGACAACGGCCAAATAAGCGGAATACAAGAAACAAAGTTGAGGGAAAGCCCAGATTGGATGATAAATACAGCAAAGTTCACCGCAGTAGTGGGCACCGCATTACGGGAAGGTGCTGACGTGTCTGTTTATGTGGATTGTGACCCTACCGAATTGGGCTTGGAGGGTTTGTGACTGCATCGCCTAGCGCTGGGGAACAGGTCAGGTTTCTTGATAACACCATCAAGCCTGGTGGCGTTGCGGGAGTGCCTGAGAGCTACTACCGCAAGGCACTAGATCTAAATCGGTTCAGCAATGGCGTGGCCAACAAGCTGCTGGAGTCTTATCGACGGCAAATCGTCAAGGCTGTGCGGGAGCTGGAGCGCATCGACAAGATGCCAAGCAGCAAAAAGCCGCAGTTCAAGGCTGCACGGATGCGGGCCCTGATTAAACAAAACCTGGACTCTATGAAGAGCTGGTCTGGGCAAAGCATTAATGAGTTAATTCAACAGCTGGATGGTTTGGCTGATGTTGAGGTTGCGTTTGCCAAGGCGGAACTGCAACGGGTAGTACCTGGAGCGGTCAAGACTCAGGTACGGACGGTCGAGGTCACGGAGTCCTTTGCCAAGGCTGTGGTGAAAGCTGACCCACTGGATGTGGGCACCAACCTTTTGCAGGAAAGCTTTGAGGAAGCGGTAAAGGGGCCAGGTGCAGTGATGAAGCTGACGGCACGGCAGGGCGCTGTGATTCGGATGCCTGATGGCACCAGCATTGTCAAAGCATTTCGCGGTTTAGCTGAACGCCAGGGCGATCTGTTCTCTCGTGCGGTGCTGGATGGCCTGCTTACGGGTGAGAGCACGGAATCCATCGCACGGTCTTTGTATGGAGAGCTGGGCTTTTCAACTGAGGCGCTGACCTCAAGGCAAATTGCATTGGCCCAGCAAGGCAACGCCTGGAAAATGGCAAAGCATCAAGTGCGGACGTTGGTTAGGACCAGCGTTAATGCCACGTCAAACGCTGCCAGCCTGCAGGTTTATAAGGCAAACCCAAACCTCACGAAGAAGTACAGATGGATTGCCACGCTGGATAGCAACACCACGGCGATTTGCCGCAACCTGGATCAAAAGGAGTTCTTCTACGGCAAGGGGCCAACCCCAGCCAACCCACCACATTTCAGCTGCAGATCTACAACGGTGCCGGTAATTGATTACGCGGGCGCATCCAAGAAATTTGGAATTGATATTCCACCACCTAGCTCAAAGATTGGCTACCGCCCAACAAAAGAGGGCACGCCGTCTAGTGCAGATCCCAAGGGTGGCCGGGTGCCTGTTGGGACAAGCGCAGCACAGCACCTGTACGACCTACGGGGTACGACTAAGGCGGGCAAGAAATCAAGGTTCGATGCCAGCCCTGCTCAGGCCCGGATGCTGAACGGTGGCAAGGCAACGCCTGGGGCATTTGAGAAGGCCCGTTATTACAACCGCTTGGCTGATCGCTATGGCCCAGATGGGGCGATGAAGCGATTCATGCGTGAGGACGGTTCAGAGGTGAGCCTGAAACAGCTGCGTTCCCGATATGGGGAGCCGGACAAGATCACAAAGAGCAAGAAAGCTGCGGCCCCTAAAGCAAAACCCAGGTCAAAGCCTAAGCCGACTCCTAAGCCGACGCCGACGCCTGAGCAGATCTCTCCTGATGTTCAGCGCAGCTTTATTGAGGGTCATTTCTTTGGCCAACGTCAAAAACTAAGCAATCAAGATGTAGCCGACAGCTTGGAAATCGTTGCAAAAGAGGATTCAGATGTAGGCCGCAACTTCACCAAAATGCTGGAGTTCATGCGGCGTAAAAATATTTCAACCGTTTGGTCTAATGGCCGAGAAAAGGCGTTTGGTCGCGGCCCCAACTTCGACCACTGGAAGAATGACACGTTGATTCAGTCCATGAAAGACGGCGTTGCGCGGGCACCTAATGAGCGCGGGGCCAGATTTGTTGGTGATGTGGTCAAAGATATGGAGAAGGGCCAGGTTTCGACGTTCTTAAGTCGCCTCGGGTCTGTAAGCAGAGGCGCAGCAGGTCACACCATTAATGGTGGTGGCTTTGTTGTGCTGAAGCAGACGAGCCGTCAGGTCAAGATCAAGGCAAGAGAGCTGACCAGGACCAAAGAAGCGGTGCTTCGTAGTGTTGAGGATGCAGCCGCAGGCAAACCAAAGTTTGTGACAAATTCAGATCTCTACAGCGTCAGTGGCAAAACAACTGTTGACACCAAAGACGGGTGGTTGACCACCTTGGTGCATGAGGTTGGCCACCAAGTCCATTTCAATGCAGGCAAACCATCGTTTGGCCGTTTGATTGAGAAAGGTTTAGAAGGGTTGTCAGGCGAAAAACTTTTGATCGCGCGAGGCAAGCGCAGGTGGACCCCTTCCAAATATGGAAAGACAAATGAGATGGAACAGTTCGCCGAAACCTTCGTTCAGTATGTTTTTGCGCCGACAGCCTTAAAAAAAGCCAACCCATACGCCTATCGCTGGATTGATGAAGCCTTGCAGGAGGGATTGAAATGACCATTGATGAAGCCGTCGAACTTGTAGGGACGTGGCCCAAGAACCGCAGCGTCCCTCGCAAGCTGTCAGAAGCGATTTTGATAGCTAGGGGTATGGACCGTCTACAGCTGGGTTTGCTGACAGAGGTTCTTATGACTGCATCCGTGAATGAGGCAGATTTTGAGCTTATCGAGAAGTATCTCGGCTGAAGTTAAGCTAGATGTGCTGTTAGGGCCTGTCCCATGCAACTTCACAGCAAGTTCCAGTTCAAACCGACCACAGAAGAGGCCCCGGCTTGCCCTCCAAAAAAGCCCACTGCTAAGAAAAAAGCAGCTAAAACAGAAGC